CTGGGCAAGTGCAAGAAGCAAAAACGCAATCGGTGCCCTCAACGAATTTGTTGAATGGCACGAATTTGAAAGCGACCCATCAAAACTGCAGCTTGTTGAAGCCCGCGAATACAGCGCGCTAGAACTTGCCCGCGTAGCAAACATTCCGCCCTACATGGTCGGCATTGGTACAACCGGCATGACATACAACAACGCGCAACAGGCCCGACAAGATCTCTACCTGTTTGGTGCAAAACCTTTCATGGATTGCATCGAAGAAACCCTGTCGATGAACAATGTTTTGCCGCGCGGAAAACATTTGCGTTTTGACATCAAATCTTATTTGTCGGACGCATCAATCATGCCCGAAGTAACAAATGAACCAGCAGCGCCTAGCCCACAAAGTGAGAACGTATGATCCAACTTAAAGCCCAATTCGTCACCATTGATGCAGCTGCAGGCGAAGGCGAAGCACCTAAGCGTTCCATCACCGGTCTTGCTGTCCCCTGGAATGTTGAAGCAACCGTCAGCGGCGGCCAGGTCGTCAAGTTTTTGCCAGGCTCACTCAAAGAAGATGGGCCTGCACCAAAACTTTTGGAAGAACACGCCGGCATGCCGATCGGCATTGTGTCTGAGCGCGTGTCAACCGATCAAGGCATGATGTTCACCGCAAAAGTTGCTGAAACATCACGCGGCAACGACGCTATGGCATTACTCACAATGTCTGCTATCGATTCTGTTTCAGTCGGGGCAATCCCAACCAAATTCAAGTATGACAAAAACGGCGTCATGGTTGTATCGGCAGCAGATTTTGTTGAGCTGTCACTTGTAGCCGCGCCAGCGTTTGCCGACGCCAAAATTTATGACGTCGCTGCCTCTCAAGAAAGAACACAAGAAGGCGTCTGGGTAGAAACACCCGACGTCAAAGAAGATCCCGCAACAACACCACCACAAGAAAAGGAACCCCAAATGTCAGAACAAACACCGGTTGTTGAAGCAACCATTCCCACACAAGTGCCAACAACACTTTTCTACACAGCCCCACGTTCACCAATCAAAACGAACGCTGACTATTTGCACCACCACATCAACGCCAAATTAAACCCAATGAGCGAATCAGCACAATGGATTGCAGCTGCCGATGATGCCAAAGCAAAATACATGATCAACGCAGCAGACGATTCCTTCACTACGAACCCTGCATTCAGCCCGGTTATTTATGACCGCAATGTTGTTCAAGTAAACATCGGCGCGCGTCCAGTCATCGACGCTTGCGGCGGTACTCGCAGCATTCCTGCAGCCGGCATGTCAATCAGCATTCCAAAAATCACAACAAACGGAACTGTGGCCACAACCGCTGAAGGCGCAGCGCCATCAGAAACAGGCATTGTGTCTGCTTATGTCACCGGCACCGTTGTCAAACTTGCTGGTTTGCAACGCTGGTCAGTTGAACTGCAAGAGCGATCCGATCCATCATTCGCCCAGATCATGCTTTACAACATGACCCGTTCCTACCGTAAGGCCACAGAGGTTGCAACAATCGCTGCAATCACAGCAGGCGGCACCCAGGCAGCAACAACAGCAGCGTCAGCTGCAGGCATTCAATCGTTCGTTTCAACAGAATCAGCAGCCGCATACCTGGCAACTGGCGACGTTGTAAGCGCATACACCGCTGGCGTCAGCCAATGGTCACTCATGCAAAACGCTGTTGACGGTTCAAACCGCCCGCTCTTTTCTGCAGGTCAGCCACAAAACTCTGCTGGTTCAGCTGAAGCAACCACCCTGTTCGGCAACGTGCTAGGTGTGCCTTTGTACGTTTCAAGCAACATGGTTTCAACCACCATCGATGAATCAGCATTCTTGATTGTTCCATCAGCCATTGAACTCTTCGAGTCATCACAGTTGATGCTTTCAACCAACGTGCCAGCATCAGGCGAAATTGAAGCAATGATCTACGGCTACTTCTGCCCAATCGTCACGATTGCTGGCGGCCTTCGCCGTTTCAACCTGACCTGATCCATCTAGCAAGCGAAGGGAAGCAAAATGGCCGCGTTCACTATTACGCACACGCAACGTCTAGACGACGTGGCCATTTTGCAAACCCTCGAATCAACCGACATTTCAATCGGGCAAACAATCGTTGTCAGCAGCAACGCCAGCTACGCGGGCACCTACATTGTGCGAGACGTACCGGTTTACTTGTTTACAGGAACAGATGATTTTGGTGATTACCATTTTGACACCGACATCATCATTCCGAACCAGCTGCTTGTTTTACAATCAGGCGCCGACGCCGCACGCGCAACCGCAACCGGCACGGTCACCTGGACACAAACCTGCACCTGGGTGACAGCACAAAACGTGCTTGACTGGCTCGGCATTGCCACAGCGAGCGCGAACGACACGACCTTCGTTACCACCTGCACGGCGGCGGCTAACGCTTGGGCGTTCCGTAAGCGCGTTGAGGCGGGATACCACGACGCGCTTGCAACGTCCCCAACATCAGCGGCCACACTAGGAACCACGATGTATGCCGGCAGCCTGTACCGCCAGCGCGGCAGCGTTGACTCGTTCGCTTCATTTGAGGCAATGGGACAGAGCGCGCCGACTGCTTCAATAGGCGAAATTATGCGCCTGCTGGGCATCAACAGGTCACAGGTCGCATGAGTGCCACAGGCGTATTTGCAGAGGCACAGGCGGCTCTAGCGGCCCGTCTAGACGCTTTGAGCATTGTCAACACAGCCGACCCACGTAACGCGCGCCCAATGTCGGTTCTTATTGAGCCGCCATCGTTCACAGCGTTCACATACAACGTCTTAAAAATGACGTTCACCCTTCGCGTTTTGGCCGCCCCCCCAGGTAACCAAGACGCGATCGATTACCTCTACACCACCATTGACACGATCATCAACACCACCACCATTGACGTTTTAGAAGGCCGCCCTTCAATGACAACCATTGGCGGGCAAGACATTCCCTCATACGACCTCACCGTAGCTGTGGCAACACAGCGAGCATAAAAAGGAAACAACATGGCAACCAGCACCTTTCTAGGAAACGCAACAATCAACATCACCCCCACCGGCGGCTCGCCAATCGACGTATCAGACCAATGTTCAAAATGCGAAGTCATCGTCGGCTATGACTATCTCGAATCAACCGCGTTCGGCGACACAGGCCACCAGGCAGCACAAGGTCTACAGACCGTGTCGGTCAACATGGACTTGTTCATCTCTTACGGCGTCGGCGAAATAGAAACACTTATGGCCGCCATTCAAACCGCTGGCAGCTGCACCATCGTCGTGTCCCCATCAGGCACATCAGAGACCGCCAGCAATCCAGAGTTCACAATTACAAAAGCCACGACAGACGGCAACATGGCCATCATGTCAACCGTTGGCGAATTAGCTGTTGCTTCGCTGTCGTTCACTAACGGCACCTGGGCCCGCGACATCACCCCCTGATCTCAACCCTTAACCGTGCGAAGGAACCAATGCAACTATCAATCAAAGTCAACACAGGCGAAGAAGATTTTGTTGTTACAACAAACCTTTTTCATATCGTGCAACTTGAACGCAAATACAAAACAAAAGCATCAGATCTAGGGTCGGGCGTTTCAATAGAGCAGCTCGGATTCCTGGCGCATGAAGCAGCAAAAACTGGCGGGTTCGCCCCCCCACTACAACTAGACGACTTCCTGAAAAAACTTGTCACGCTAGAAGTTTTGGAGAACGCGCCAACAAACCCCACCAACGGGGATCAGTAAGCCGATCACTCGCCGAAATACTTGTCGAGACCGGCTACTGGCCCCCATTTGATTTCACACTTCAAGACCTGAACACCGTGATAGATGTTCTTAACAAACAGAGAAAGGCCAGACAATGACGGTTTCGACAAACATTGAAATGGTCGGCCTGAAAGACACTCTAAAAACTTTGAACAAACTTGACCCAGCACTAAGGCGCGGAATCACTAAAGAGTACAAAAGCATTGTTGCACCTGTTGTTGATGAAGCAAAAGCGCGCATTCCTAACATGCCGCTTTCAGGCTGGCAACGATCATGGACAACCAAGAGCGGTTACAAAATGTTGCCCTGGGATCCAAACAAAGCAAGCAAACAAGTCAAGGCTGGCGTGT